CTATTGTAAAGTTTGTTCACCTCATTCTTGATTGGCGCAAAATTGTTCGGTGTCCAAGTACGGCTTTCTTCGCGCATGCGCTGAAGCACTGTGTTTTGGTTAATCGCTGCTTCTGCCTGCGCTGTTAGATCGTCCTGATATTCCGTCGCATATTTGATGCCATGTTCAATCTGCTGTTCGATAACCGGATTCGGCTTTGTCTGAAGCGGCTGATTATTGATCGACGGAGCCGGTTGATACGGCAATCCGAGAAGCGCCGCATCGAAGGCATCATTCGTCACCTGATCGCCCGGCGCGTATGGACCACCCTTCGCGGTCGCGCCCGGCGTGATGTATTGCGGCTGCGGCTGTCCATTCGCTCCTGTCCCTGGCTGTGGAACGGCCTCAACACTCGGCGGAGAAAGAAATCCGCCATTGTACGCAATGCCTAGATTTTCCACGCCAGGAAGTCCAACATTACCGGGACCGTACACCTCGACCTGTTGCGGCACACGCACATATCCCTGCCCTGGAATAAGGGCCGCAGCACCGGGACCGCGCAACTCTTGCGGTGCCATCGACTGCTTCACTATGTCGGCGTAATGCGATGCCATCTGGTTATCTGCTGTCGCGGCAGCATTGAGTCCGACCATTCCCTCCATAGCCGCACGTTTCTGGTAAAATTCCATAAGCTTCTGAGATTCTGGAATTGTCGGCACGCCAGGAGGCAACATGAAATGGTAATCAGGCTGGCCGGGCGTTATGCCTCCTTGAATCTGTTGCTGCGGCGACTGACCGGCCTGCGGTGCTGGAAGTTGCTGCGGCGCTCCGGTTTGGGCGACTTGTGGTCCTTGCGGTGGAATCTGCTGACCATTCGGCCCGAATGTCAGCGCGGCTGGAGCCACCGCGAGCTGCGGTGTTTCGGCCATCGGCGTGGTCTGAGATCCACCAGCCGCATTCGCCGCCGCTCCGGCATATCCGGTACGTGGATGACCGTATTGCTCCATCAATTGTTCGGTACGCTGCATGTAACCCGACATGGAGGTGCCGTTGCTATCCTGGGGATTGTACTGGCCGCCAGTGGCGAGGAATTTTTGCATGCCACTTGGGCCGCCTAGCCACATGCCGCCTAACAGCGATGCTTGTGTAATCGGGACACCGCCCACCGTTTCGCCGATATATTGATCCAACCCGGCTTTTTTGGCTTGCTCCCAATTATATGACTGCGCGACGTTGTAGGCCGCATCTTGCATCTGCGGACTGTTCATAAATTGCGAGTAGGATGCCTGACCATAGCCAGGAATATTGAAGATGCCGGCCCATTGATTGGCACTCAGATTTTCACCTTTGGCCGGGGTATAAAGACCGGCCGCCGAGAGCAATGATGTGCCGAATTGGTATGCTCCAGAATATCCAGCCTTATTGACTTTGCTGTAATCGCCACCGCTTTCGATACTGGAAATTGCATTGCCGACCGGCCCCGATCCCTCCGATCCAGGAGCATTCGGCACGGCCCCGGCCATCGCTGGCGGCGTTCCGTCGGCCCCGTACATGCTGCCGAGCTGCTTGTAGATGTTGATCTGCGCTTGCAGCATAGGGATATGGAGCTGATTTACAAGCGCCTCGGTTTGGACTTCGCTTGTTTGTGCCTGCTGAAGCTGCCGCGATGCCGCCGCATTTGCCTGTTCGCGCGCTTGCTGTTCGGTCTCCACCGCTGCCGCGCCGAACGGCCCGGCGAAGCCCGGCCCATATGCGAGAAAGCCCTGTGGCGTGCGCGCATTTGCCGCAATCGACATGTTCGCGCCGAAATTCATCAAGTTCTGCCAGAACGACGGCGACATGCCAAGAAAGCCATTGTTCTGCGGCGGCGGCGCTGGCGCGGGCTGGCCTGGATAAAGGCCGGGGGTTTGCGGCATCGGCGGCGCGGCCGGCGGCACATTCTGATCTTGAGGCGACGGATAGGGGGCGAACGGGTCTGCCATGATTTACCCCGGATTTGCCGGCGACCCGAATGGTGCCGTGTTCTGTGAACCGCTTAGAAGCGACCCGAGCGAACCACCGCCTTGGAGCAGCGCGCCGAGCGAACTTGCGGTCTGGTTGGCGTTTGGAAGCGTGACCTGAGTCGTCACATTGTAGGGCGAATTGGAAAGCGCGCTCTCCCGCACATTGAGCATCTGGTACGGCCATTGAACTTGGTTGAGATACTGCTGATAGGCCAGATTGAGCGCTTGCTGATTCTGCGTTTGCTGGATTTGCCCGGAATCGAATAGCGCATTCGCTCCCGTGAGCCCTTCCTGCTGCGCAGTCTGACCAAGCGATTGATAAAGTGCGCCAAGCTGCGCCTGATCCATACCTGTTGCCGACAGTTGCGATGCCAAATTGCCGAAATCCACGCCGTAATTCGCCTGATTATTGGCAAGTTGGCCGATATTAAGCCCAAGCTGTCCGTATTGCTGCCCGAGTGTACCTAGATTGGTTCCGATAGTACCCTGTGCCAATCCAAGTTGCCCAAGTTGAGCGGCAAGATTCCCTTGATCTGTGCCAAGCGAGGCAAGATTCATCCCGTAATTTGCTTGGTTATTTGCAAGCTGTCCCTGCGCGGTTCCGGCCTGAACCTGTTCGGAGCCAAGAGTGCCGGCATTCAAGCCAAGCTGTCCTAGATCCAGACCTCCTTGATTTATCAAATTGCCAATTTGTGCTTGATTCAATCCAAGTGTGCCTTCATTGAGCCCGAGCTGCCCAATCTGAGATGCAATATTGCCCTCCGTTGCACCGGCCTGCTGCTGCTGAGTCCCAAGCGTGCCGAGATTCAATCCCATTTGCCCTAGATCAATACCACCCTGGTTCATCATATTGCCGAGCTGGCCTTGATTCATGCCTAGCGTGCCGACGTTGATCCCGAGTTGACCAAGCTGACTTGCCAGCGTTCCTTGGTTGAGCCCAAGCTGCCCAAGCTGCCCGGCGAGCGTGCCCTCATTAAGTCCAAGCTGGCCGTACTGTGCGCCGAGGTTGCCCTGATTGACGCCAAGCTGGCCAAGTTGCCCGGCGAGCGTGCCCTCATTGAGCCCGAGCTGGCCGTACTGCGCGCCGAGGTTTCCTTGATTGACGCCTAACTGCCCAAGCTGGCTGGCGAGCGTGCCTTGACCGAGCCCTTCTTGGATCTGATTCTGCTGCTCCTGATTCATGGAGGAAAGCGCATTCGTGAACGCAGTATTGTATCCCTGCGCCTGGATACCGGCCATCGTCTGGTCGCCGTAATAATTGTTCAGCGCATTTTGCACGCCCTGACGCGCATCGCCAAAGGCTCCGGCCGAAGTGGCCTGCGCATTCGTCGCCTGCTGTTGCTGCGCAAGCTGCGTTTGCGCGGCAAGCATCTGCGGCTGGAGCGCTTGGGCCACGTATGGGCTCATGTAGGCTTGCAACGCCGCTTGATTGGCTGGATTCAACGCCAGCGAGCTCGTGAGCGTATTCGACGCGCCGGGGATCAATCCTGCGGCCGCGCTATTCAAACCCATGCCCTGCTGAACCGTGCCGCCAGCCGCGCTATTCATGGCCGCGCCCTGGCTTACCAATGGTGCGGCCAAACTATTCAATGCCATGCCCTGCTGAACCGCGCCGCCAGCCGCGCTATTCATGGCCGCGCCCTGGCTTACCAATGGCGCAGCGAAGCTATTCAACGCCGATCCCTGGCCGATCATCGGTACGCCGGCCTGATTCAGCATTTCGCCAGCCTGCTGGGCTGGAATTCCACCGGCAATTGTATTTAGACCAGCACCAATCGCTCCGGCTCCGGCAGTTTGATAGCCTGCGCCGGCACCAATCGTATTGTATCCCTGCGCCGCCATATTTGCGCCGAGTTGGGCAGCCGGGAGCGCCGATTGATTAATTGCTGATCCTGTCTGCTGGTATCCTAGACCGCCAGATTCCGCACCGATTCCTGCGCCGACCGCCCCAGCGCCAGCCATCTGCCCCAACATGCCGGAATTAATCATGCTGGAGCCCTGGCCAACCATTCCGGAGCCAAGAGCGTTCATCATCATAGCCGCATATTGAGGATCGATTCCGGCACTGATCAAATTAGAGGCACCCGGAATCATATCGGCTGCTTGGTAAATATTTCCGGCACCGGCATATTCGGAACCGACCCCATTGCCGATCAAATTCATTCCCGTGTTTTGAGCGCCAAATCCAAGATTATTTAGAGCCGTAGCTCCATTAATGTCACCTATCCCCTGGTTGTAATAATTGCCTGTGGCGTAAAGCGTCTGGCCCGCCAAATCCATGCTGCCGGAGGCCGCGTTATTATATATATTTTGAATATTCGCCGAATTGGCGACCTGTCCAAACGCTTGCTGTTGCTGCGGTGTGAAATCGGCCTGAAGCGCGCCTTGATAAACTGGATATGGCTGAGAGGCGAGCGACTGAGCGAGGTTTTGATTCGCCTGCGAAAACTGTTGCTCATAAGCCGGGATTTGTACCGTACTTGTGGTATTTTGAGAGCTGCTTCCGCCGCCACCGCTGCCCATTTTAGCCCCCGTAAATGTTCCCGGTCGGCGGACGAGCTCTGCCGCCCGGCCGTGCCGTATCGTTTATTCCCTGAATGGCCTGAATTGGATTCGTGGATTGGATCTGATTAAGCGCATTCAGAAACGCAGTATAGGCGTTCTGGTTCGGCTGCGGTGATAAAGCCGAAAAATTATATGGCTGAATGGGCGTACCCGTCGCCTGGGGCAATGCCGGCGTGCCGGAGAACGTGGGTTGCTGCTGTACAGTCATGGGAGACGCACCAGCCTGGGGCACCTGAAGCTGCCCGGCCATCGCCGCCTGCTGCATCGAGGTCTGCGGGCTGGACATTTGCCCACCCTGCGTTTGCAAAAAAGGCGTGGCCGATCCACCATTAGCCATCGAACGTGACTCGCATTGCAAGTCCCTCCACCGTTGCCTCCGGGAATTTGTGCATCCATCCATGGCGGCCAATGATCTCAAAACCCCGGCAGCCGTTCATCCTTGCCCATTCAGACATAGCGGCGCGCACTAGTTCATAGTGGATCTTCACCTTTGGCGGCGCAGCGCCAAGCCAGATCCTCACCCATACCCCGCGTGGATAGACGGCAAATTCCGTCACGAACGCCGCCTCTACTTCACCGCTCGCTTCGCAAAATTGCACCCAAAGCTGCGACCGTTCAGCCAGAAGCGAGAGCCGCACGTCTTCTGGCGTATGGGTCGGCCGGTCGGCAAAAATTGACGCGAACCATGGAAGCACCCGAGACCATGCCGGCGTGACATTCGGCAACGACACCCTGAATACCGAGCGGTCGATAAGGGCGGCGGTGTCAGGAGACATTTGTTCCATTTGTCCTCTCACATTGGGCGGTAGAAATTAAAGCCCGGCCCGTTCGCCACTGCGGCAGGGCTGAATCCGTTGAAGTTGACCTGCGAGCCGTTGCTGTTGCCGAGCAGTTGATTGAAGTTCGGATTCAACGCCGGCATCTTGTCGTTAAAGCCCGGCGGCAGACCGTTTGATTGCGGCCCGGTCGGCCCGGCGATTGCCGATCCGATACCAGCCCCAATGCCTCCGCCCCAAATCCGAGGTGACATGAGCGTACCCAGGAGACCGCCATTCCCTTGTGACTGCACCGGGGCCGCAGAAGGAGCCGCCTGCACGAGCGATTGAATCGTGTTCTGAGGAATACCCGTAGATGCCGACAACGAATTTCCTGTTACTGGATTCGGCGTTGCCGGCAATGCTGCACCAAGGCTGCCCGTGACGCCGCCCTGAAGCGCGCCCTGTAACGGATTACCGCCCTGGAGCGCTGCGCCCCCAGCCCCCATAGTGGCCCCAGTTGCCGCTTGTCCAGCGAGGCCGGTTCCCCATAGATTGCCGAGTTTAGCGCCTACAGCCGGAGCCACGGCAGAACCGGCACCGGACGCCAAGCCGGTTATGAGCGCCTGATCAAAGCTACCGCCAGAAGCCTTCTCGCCCACTGCCCCACCAAGCCCGGCTCCAATTGCCGTCCCGACACCGGGCGCGATCATCGAACCGCCGACGCCACCGAGAACTGACAGAAGTGCCGGAAGCCATGAGAATTCCTGCGCGCCGGTTGCCGGGTTGTGCGATCCTACCGGCGAGCCGGCGACAAATTTAGCCGGCGAGACGCCGACCTTCTTGAACTCGGCACGGATGGCATTGAGGACGGCCGGGCTCTGAAGCTGGACCGGGATGGTGATTTCGCCGGGCGTCAGATGGGCCAGGATGGTATCGCCAAAGCGACCTTTCATCGCCATGGCCTCAGCCGGGTTCATGTTCATGCCCTGGGGTCCACCAGGAGACGCACCGGCCGCCCGGCCGAACATAGAGAGTAAGGCCGGGTTAGGCGCACCCTGCGCCCCGGGCGGCGTGAGGCCACCGGGCGGCAGTTGCGGGCGCGGCGGCATCGGAGGACCGGCCATGCCTGGAGCGCCGGGGGACGGTCCTGGAGGGCCGGGCGGCATACCTGGAGGCATCCCAGCACCCGGCGGCATCCCGCCTGCCATTGGAGGCATCCCAGGTTGCGGCATCATCGGAGGACGAGGCGGCATCTGAGGTGGCATAGCCATCCCGCCCCCCGGCGGCTGACCTGGCATCCCCCCCCCTTGCTGCGCCCGCTGCATCATCAATGCCTGAAGAATCTGCGGAGGCAGCGGCGGCGGAGCCTGCTGGGCCTGCTGGGGCATCATGGAACCGCTCATCGTATGTCTCCGAATTTGATTGACAATCCTATAACACTAGAATGGCAGGCCGCCCACGTTGAACTTTATCAGCGAGGCTCCGAGTAGCGCACCATAGAGAAATTCTTCCCAAACAAGCCATTTTGGTCCTTTTGGAAGCCGCGCAGCCACCAAACAGATCGGCCCGACCAGAGGCCCGGCCAGAAACGGCGCGAGTTTGAGCGACGTGCATGCGATAATGGCTCCGCGCAGCGCACCCGAGGCGCTTATGAGCCCGACTTGCTTGGGCGTGGGATGAAGTAGGCCAACGTCTGCCCCAAACCAGCCGGGCGTGCAGCAAAGGAACAGTCCTGCCGCGAGCGCCGCCGTCCAGGGCGAGAAGCCATAAGCGAACCCGTGCACCGCCGCCACGCCAAGGCCGTAGAGCAGCCTCACGACGGTATCATTCATCCCCATCCAGTTTTCTTTGCCGGTTAGATCATTAATCATCCCGCCGCGCACGCGCCAAAGCAGAGACGAGACAGGGATAAGCAGAAGCGCGAGGCTCATTGTGTATTTCCAATCGTGATCGTGGGTGAGAGAATCCCTTTATCCTGAAGGGCTGCCACGAGGGAGCAAACAAAATTCGTCAGGTCTGTTCCAGTGGCAGTGCCAGAGAGCGCCGTATTCGTGGTGAAACTGGAGACCTGAATTTGCTGTCCGCAAGGCGATGCCGTGATGTTGTGGGCCTGTTCAGTGAGCTGTTTTACCTGCCGCGCCCAATCGTACATAGCACGGCTGTAGGCGTGCGGATTTGATTTGAACGCCGGATGATCTGGATCAGGTGGCTTGGGGAGAGAAAGGCGACGCATGCTTCACCCGATGCAGGTAGCAAAGAGGCCCAAGTTTCCGGTAGCAGTACCGCTCGTATAACCAACCTGCCCTAAGCCATAATAAGTGGTCGTGGCGGTATTTTGAACTATACCGGGCGAAATAGGCATCGCAAAACTTCCAGTCGTTATAGTGATTCCTATGACCGATACTTGGCTGTTGGCGATTGCGCCTGTATTTGTACCGAAGCCGTTATAATAAGCAACCCCGGTGCCCGTGAAATTAACACCAAGAGCCCCGGTGATTAAAAAGACCCCTGGCGGAACGATAATATGGCAGAAATTTATTAGAGTGGCGTTAGCCATTCCTAAAGTGCCAGAAGAACTGATCGTATAACCAATAACGCCAGAGCCAGGACTGCCGGTTCCGATTGAAGCGACACCGGAAGTGGCGGTAAGTTTACCTGCGATGGCGGTATCGCCATTATCGGCGACTGCCATAATAACCTGAGAGTCAGCGTCGTTTGCGAGATACCAATTTCCATTATGAATCGCCATATACTTTTTAGGCGTCGTGGTTCCATCACCGACAAACTGAAACTGCACACCGACAGCAGTGTTCGTGTCGGTGAAGATATTCATAACGCTAGTGCCAGTATTCGTTATATCTATTGATGCCCCGGTCGTAGCCGTCGATTTAACAATTCCAGTATTGGTAATTCCGCTTGTTGTGGAAGTTCCGGCAACATTGATAGTGGAACCAAATATCGCAGCACCAACCTGAGACGACGTGCCTGTAACGTCGAGCACGGCCATAGTAGCCGTTCCCGTGTTTTTCTCTCCGGCGCTCGTAACGGTGCCGGTAGCGATGATATTGGCCCCAAAGGTGGCGTTGCCGACCTGAGACGAAGTACCCGTCACGTCCAGCACGGCCATCGTGCCGGTTCCCGACATAATAACATTGCCGACAAGCGACGAAGTACCCGTCACGTCCAGCACGGCCATGGTCGAGGTGCCAGTATTTTTTGCTCCAGCACTCGTGACAGTGCCGGTAGCAATAATGTCTGATCCAAAGGTGGCATTGCCAACTTGCGAGGATGTTCCTGTAACATCCAAGACAGCCATCGTAGCCGTTCCGGTATTCTTTTCTCCGGCACTCGTGACGGTGCCGGTGACGATGACATTTGCCCCGGCCGTGACATTGCCAACCAACGAAGAGGTGCCAGTTACGTCGATGACTGCCGCTGTGACCGTGCCGAGAGCGTTAACGTTGCTGGAGAAGGTGGCCGAACCGACGAAATTTGAGGTGCCGCCGACACTCAATGAACTGGTTGTGGATGTTCCAGAAAGCACGCCAGCGTTCAGCGTTCCAGCCACCGTGACATTGCCCGCAAACGATGTTGAGCCGGTGACATTGAGTGTTGAACCAAAGGTGACAGCGCCGGTAGCTGAAATCGTGGTGGCCGCGACCGCCGCATTGCCTTGCGTGACCCAGTTCGTTCCATCCGAGACAATCTGGAAGACTGGCCCTTTGACATAGAGCGCCGTGCTTGTGTTGAGCCCGTAACCACCTGTGATAGATCCCGCAGGCGTCGAAAGCGTGGCGGTTCCCGTACCGGAGAGAAAATTCAGAAGGTACGTGTTGCCAGCATGTCCTACCGGGGTTGGCAATCCCAGGATATAGTTGCTGTTCGCCGTGATCTGGACATAGGAGCCCTTCTGCGCGCTTGTCAGTGTGGTTGCGCCGGAAACAGAAATCGCCGGAACCGTGCCCGGTGAGCCCCATGGCACAAGGGCCACGTTCGTACCGTCGCAATAAAACATCACGGTCGAACCGTTGTCGATTGTGATAGTATTTCCGCTGCCGGTGGTGAGGATGACCGAGTAGCCGCCTGTGACTGCATTCGAGGCGATGCCGATTTTCTTGTTTGCGGGCAGCGTGACCGTGCAATTTGCCCCTGGCGAGCCGCTAAAGGAATACCATGCTGACCGGGCCTGATCGTTCACATCGCCAGCGGCCGGCAGGGTATATGCGCTTGACGATAGCGTAATCGCGGTGATGCCATTGATGGCCGTGTCGGTGTAGGACAGATTGGAATTGAGGATCGTGCCCCAAGATCCAGCATCGCCGCCAACCGTGGGCTGCGTAAGCCGAATGGTGCCAGTAACCGGATCGGTCATCGTCTTGCTCCTGCGGGCTTCAGATCGAAGCGAATAATCCCAAGGCGGAAATCGCCGCCCACGACGCTTGATTCAAATTTCGCGGCCACCATGCGGCCATCCGCGCGCAGATCCACCAATGGCGTTCCGTCGCTGTCCGCTATAGCATAGGGGCCATTCGTCGTGTCGGTATCTTGCGGGTAATATCGCGTGAGTACCGTCAGATTCACGTCTCCAGTTTGCCGCTCGAAATCAGGCACAAAACCCATCACGTCCATGCTCACGTCGCCATTGGAAATGTCGATAGGGCCGGTCTGAATCCAGCTATCCATCGCCGCACCATCGGCATCTGTGCCGGTCTCATGCGAATAGACATAACCGGTTGAATCGCACGCAATTGGCGTGGTCACGAGCTGCGAATCCACCCATGCCGTGCGCTCAAGCATACCGGTTGACCAGCATTGCTGGTCGATATGATAAATCACGTAGCTGTCAACCTCAGATGATTGCTGGCTGACATAGAAGAACCAGACCTCTTTCTTCTGCCGGTTCATGCCGCAGCGCGCCTTGGCCTTGTAGGTCAAATTCACAGATGTGGAATTCTTCGCGTTGAACACATAGTCGCGTATGTCATCCGAAGGCAAAGACGATACTGTACCGTTGAACGTCCAGAAATCTTTGTCGCTCATCCAATATGCCACGCCACCCTCGGCCGCCGCCGCGAGCGCGCTCAACAGGCCGCAATTATCGGCCGCCATGGGAGAGTGATAGACCTCAGAATCGCCAGAATAATCCAGCGTGAAACAACACCGATCTGTCCAGAATAGACTTAATCCAGGCGCTACAGGAATGCCGCCGACCAGCCCCGTACCGCCTTGCACTGTGCGCCCGCTGTTCGCCGTGTTCGTCGCAAGGCTGACCCAAACCGTTGGATCTGACTGATCAGGCCAGGATAGAGTCTGGCTGTTCGCAGTCAGACCGAGGGCGATTATGAACCGCTCCGGCGTGACAAACATGGCATTGACCCCATTCGGGGCATTGAGCAGCGGATAGGCCCACCCACCCTGCGATGGATCATAGAAATAGATCGTCCCGCCCACCGGATTGGCGAGAAGCAGATTGCCGTAGCCAGCGAGCGTCCACTCAGGATTGGTAACGGTTTGAGTGGTGGTGCCATAGCCATAAGGCCCAAGACCATAAGCCCCGGAACCATAGGCAATTGGCGTAGTCACCTGGGAAGACGTGAAGGAGATATTATGGATCGTGATGACATTGCCGCCGCCGGCCGCACCATTGCCGCTCGCCGTATTTGCCGCCTGGATGGTGTACGTGTTCGCATCCACATAGGTAATCTGATATTCGCCGTTGACCGTGATTCCTTGATAAGCGGTGGCTCCAGAGAAGGTGACATAATCGCCTGTCGAAGCCCCATGGCTGGCATCGGTGACAGTCACCGTCGCACTGCCGCTGGTCATTGCAAATGGATTCACGAGCTTGTAGCGCGCATATTGCGTGGCAATCGTACCTCCGCCCGCTCCGACCGTCCCAGTAGCCGGGAGCGGCGAATAGACTGTGTAGCCGGTTCCCGGAGTCGATGCCGTGACGTTGTAGTAGCCATTGATCGTGAGGCCGCCAACGGCAGCCGATGCGCTCAGAAACACCCAATCACCGACTGCTGCTTGGCTGCTAGCGTCCGTGACCACGACGGAATTCTGATTGGCCGTCGTCGCTATGGCATTCGTGAGCGAGCCGATCTTGAGGTAATTTTTCGGCGTAATGTCATGGAGTGTTGCACTCACATAGGCGTAGAGGTGGCTCTCTGTGCCAATCGCCGTCTCTACATTCTTCTGCCAATCCAGCCATGGGCATAGCGCCCGAGGAATGCCGACCAGCCCCGAGGTGATGAACGAAACCCAGCCGCCCATCTTTTCGGGGAACCCGGCCGTGAAGCGATATAGGTTGCCGTCGTAATACCGGCCCTTGGCGTAACGCCCCTGGACGAAATTGAAGGGCGTGGCCAGGGAGTAAACCGAGTCCACCTTGCAGACCCCAGGGACGAGGTAGAGCGGCTGGTAGGTCATCCGTAGAGCCCCCAATCCTGCGCCGCCCAGGACGGCATGAACTGCGCACCAGCCACGAGAGAGTGGGCCGCCCGGTCACTTTCCTCCTGCACAGCTTGAAGTTCCACTTCCGCCGCCTGTTCCCAATAGGTCCGGTCATACTGGCCGCTGGCGACTTCCTTGGTCCACTCGCAAGCCGCGCGCATGATCGCCCGGCGCAAGAGCATCTGGCAACTCGTGGTAAGGAAGTTGGTATCGTTCGTGGCCGAGAGCATCGCCGGCTGCTGGAAATAGACCAGCGCAATCGGATATGCCTGATCGGCCAGGGAATCGAAGCGGAGCGCTGCTTGATCGAAATAGTAGATGCCGGGCTGCTGCTGGAGCCGGTTTCCGTCGCCGTCATAGGCCCAGGAATTAATCACGTCATCCGGCGTCTTCAGGATCAAGAGCCGCTGATATTGGCCGGTGATGGTGAGTAACTTGGGCTCAAGAAAGTCTGAAGGAAACGTGTATGCGTCGCTGCCAATTGTCAGCGTATCTGCGAGGGGAGGCGTGAGCATCCGCCAGTGCCGGAGCCGCCGATAAATCCAATCCTGCGCCTCCTGAAGGATAAGATCGGCATCCCCATCCGCGCCGGAAGAAAGCGTGCTATTGTTGATCCAGCGCGCAATCGCCCCCGGCGTGCTCTTCGTGCCTGTCAGAGAAGTCCAGTCCAAGGCAACCCCCAATCACCAAGGCTGGACTTAAATTTAAGCCGCCTGACGGATTTCCAGCCGCTTCATTACTAGCTCAAAAATCAGTTCCGGCGCGAGAGAAGAAGCGCACAGCGCCGCCCCCGTCTTCTCATTTCTCACGCAATGATCCCAACTGTAATGTAGCCGCAAGCATGGATAACACGAACAGCGCGACACGTCAGGCATGACCACCACCGTATTGCGCCAGTGCTTCGTCAGGTTCTCGTGGCTCGAATGCGAGAGCATGATGACCTTGGGCACGGTGGAAAGTCCAACGGCGTTCATGACGCCGGTTTCAGGCCCGACAGCACAATCTACCACCTGAGCGAACGTCAGGGCCTCACGAATCTTCCATTTGCCGCAAATAGGGTGGATCTTGGAAAGGTCGATCCCGTCCTTCTCCAGCGCCGCGATGATGCCGTTTTGAAGTTGCACGCCTTCACGGTTGTCGCCACTGAGCCAGACATGCACGCCTTTCTCGGTAAGCCAGCGCGCCAGGAAATGTGACCACGGATAGACCTTGTGCACGCTGGAGCCGTGCAGGCAGATTAGCACCACCGGAGCCCCGCCGGCCTTGGCCCGTTCTGCCAGAGCCCAGTCCACTTCAGGCTTGGACGGATAAAACTTGGCCTCAAAGTCGTGTGGCACGCCGGCAATATCGTGGGTGCGCTCCAGATAGTTGACGCCGGCATATAGCTTCTGCCGCACCTCCAGCGGATAGTCATGCGTCAGCCGGCCGGGCAGCGTGAGCAGCGCGCCCTCGATGCTCTCGGAAAGATTTATCACCCGGTCAAACCGCTCTGCTACCGAGGCCCAATAAGGACCGAGCTGCTGATTTGGAACGAAATCCTTCTCCTGAATCCACCATTCATCAATATGGGGATCGTGCAAAAGTACCTGCTGCGCGTCCGGGGTGGACATGTAGGTGACGTGGTAGCCCTGCTTTTGCAGACCGGGCAGAATGGAAGAGGCTACGATCTGGTCGCCAATCGCGCCAAACCGGCATACAAGGCACCGCTTTTTGCCGCCGGGATTGCGCTGGTAGAGATCTTCCTTCCAGCCTGCCTTTTCTTTCCGCGCGACGATATAGAGACTGTACTCGTTCGTGCCGCCGCGTTCCTCGCTCTCCAGCAAGGTCCAGCCGACACGCGATCCCTTGCTGCCCGTGGTCGCCATCGCCTTCAGCATCGCCTCTATATCGCCCGGCATCGGGTCCCATTTATGGTCCGGGTTTGCGCCCGGCTGTCCAATGCGGGGATAGAGATTGCCGGAGGGAAGATAGAGCACGAGATAGCCGCCGGGCTTAATCACCCGCGCCCATTCGCGCAAAACCCCAGGCACCTTTTCCTTCTCGATGTGCTCCAGGAAATGCGACGAGAAAACCGCGTCCATGCTCTCGCTAGTGAAGGTCGAGAGGTCCAGGCAATCGCCTCGGATGCCAGCCGAGTTCGGGCCGAAATGATGGCCGTTGTCGATGCCTATTGCGGTGGGCCAAACGGTCTGCATCCCGCAGCCGAGATCCAGAAATTTACCTTGGAGATAGGGAACCGCCAGGGAGGCAATTTTCGCGGATTCAAATCCGCAGGAAGTCTCCATTGTCCATGTCATGCTGCATCCGATTCGGTGGCTGGAAGGCGACCTTCGAGGAATTTGACCGCAGCGGCGCGGTCTGTCCATGTGCCGCCATATTGTTCAACGAGAAATTTGAGCGAGCGCCAGTGCATGGTAGCGGGATCTTGCACGGGCTCTACGTCGATGGGCAGCGTGTCTGCTGACCGCATTAGATCGTCGGTGGCGTCAAGCTTAATGCGCCCACGAGAGCGCGTTGTACCGTCAGCATTTGTGATTGTCTCGATTTCCACCTCAACACCGCCATTGTTGAAAAGGTGGCCATTTTGCTTGTAGGCGACGCCAGGGCAGCCGCCTACAATGTCATAGGGCAACGCGCTGTTAAACCGCACTGGTTAACGGCCTTCGCCCACCGATTTGCCGCCGGAGCAATAGCCCTTCAGCAAGTCTTCCTCAGAAGCGTAACCAAGGGCCGCGCCGTATTCATAGCCGGGGTCGAAAGATGCCTTGGCGACTTCCAGGCCGCTGCCGACGCCATCGCGGTTGTCGGTCATGGTCGTGCCGGAAACATCCCCGCCGCGCCCACGGTTCGGATTTTCGACCATGTTATTTGCCCTTGCCGGTGCCGAGGTGCGACTTGTCGCCACCCTTCACCATACCACCATCGCCAAACTGGCCGGTGTGCGGCTCGTAGCCGGGACCGCCGGAGTTATCGCGCGGAAGAAGCTTGTCGTCGGGGATGAATTTCGGTTCGATTTCGGCCGCGTCTCGTGCCATGACCTTTACCCTCTCTCAGTCGGTAGGCGTTTGCGTGTAAGGAATCCTTTAGACCGATTATTGCGGGTTTGGAATTCCCAATCGTTGGGCATCGCGTTCGTGTTGCCGAAATCCTCATCGGCGGCACGCGGCTGGCTGGCCCGGCTGGAGTAGTTCACCTTGTCATAAGCCGGGTGTTCAGTGATCTGAGGCTTGCAGAAGCCGCGCTTCAGATCCTCGTCCGAGGCCCCGAAGCCGCCGAAGAATTTAGTTTCTGCCGGCGGCATGCGCGGCGTGTCGTCATGCGCTTCAAAATTTCCGAGCATCCCCTGATCGTTATAGCCGTCGTTTCCACGGTCAGAGTCAGGGACCGGCCGGTAATCAGAAACGTCCCGGTCTCCGTCATCCGACCCAGCGAAGAAAACCGGGAGCTGCCCTTTGAAGCGCCCGACCATTACGGAGCGCCCCAGGTGCCGGTGGTGGGATCGCCGTGAAGCTCGACGGTGACGCTTGACTTGCCTGTGGCGTCCGTTCCGTTTTTGACAAACAGAAGCGAGCCGGTTGGCAAGAGCGTGTTCACGTCCGCGAGCTGCACGACGGAATTGGCCGTCGAGGTGCCCATGGTCATGGTGCCGAGCGTGGTGGTCGTGGTGCCGGTCAAAATCATCGGATAGAGGTATGTGCCGGCCGTGGTGCCGGCCGTCAAAACCACTGCCGCGATACGCCGAATTCGTTCATCCATGGGGTAGACCGTGATAAGGGAGGTCCCGTTCGCGCCCGCCGTGGTAGCGCCCAGGTTATCCATCTGCCGCGTGATGTAGGACGGATGGTCGTAATTGCCTTGTGCCATTGCTGCGCGCTCCCTTTAGGCCGCCGAGGACCAGTGATAGATGCGGGCCTGCGCGGCCTGCGTCTGAGTGAGGGCAAAACCTCCGAGGTAGTACCAAGCGATACCCTTGGACCGACCAAAGTCGGTCGGGATAGCTCCGCGCATTTCCTCCGGCACAACGATGGCTTCAGCCACGGTGTCCTCGCCGAAGAAATAGGCGTTGTCCGACTGCCCGTTAGCCCAGGCCGTGAAGGAAGCCGAGGACGTGTAACGACCGGAGTTGTAAATGCCCTTGGAGATATTGGTTTGTTCGATGAAGCGCACGCCCTCGAACTTGCCGATTTCGCCGTTGAAAATCATCTGGAAACCTTCATCGCGGTACTGATACACGCTTTCCAGATCGTTCTTCACCGGCCGCCACGTGGTCGGCCACGCGATGCCGAAATACTCGTCACCGGCATAAGGCGGCGTGTTGCGCTCCTTCATAATGTCCACGATGCTCTTGATGTGGTTCTTGTGAAGGTTGACGTTGTTCGTCACCGTCTGGGTGCCCGTGGTGGACAGGGTGACGATGGTGGTGTCCGTGCCGGTGGCAGTTCCGCCGGCCGAGAGCTGAAGCGGGCTCTGGAGGAACTGATACCAAGCCTGAGCATCCAGGGTCTTTTTGGCGTCGTTCTTTAGAACCTTGTTGATGATCTCCTGCACCGGGTGCTTGGACAGGTTATCCAACATGCCGGTGTAGGGCACGCCGTTGGCAATCTCGGTGACGGTGCCGGTGCCCTGGGCGATGGTGTAATTCGTCAGCGGGACAGTGCTGGTTTCCACCAGGGTCGTTCCGCCCACCGCCACGTCATTATAGACGTCCCAGGTGAAGATCTGGCCCTTATGAAGCCCCTTGTCGGTGAAGTCCTTAGCGTCGCAGAACTGCCGGAACTTGCAGAGCGGCTGCACTGCGGTGCGCAGAATGTCCGAAAGCTCCAGCGAGTACATATAGCCGCCGAGGGTGTTGACGCTCCAAAGTTGTCCA